AGCACTCCGATCGATAATGTTACACTTGTGAGGGTGAATGAATGGGCATGTATCGAAATCGGGGTGCAAGGGGTCAAACGGGCGGGCACGGGTACTTCCATCAGGCCAATCATATCCTATCACGGCGGGCGACAGGTATGAGGCGAGATTTCCTTGGGCTTCTTTCGAGGCTTCAGGAGAGGACGGGGGGGGGGGGGGAGTGGACGGGCCAGGCTCAGGCATCGGATGAGGAGTGCGAGAGCGCATGGCTTGTTCACGCATGGCTTGTTCAGTCATACGCTTAACTTGTTCTTCGTAATTCGGGGGGAGATCATCAGGGACGATGTCATCTGAGGGCTCGAAATACGATTTGAACTTATCAGCGAGGGGCTTGAGCAATTTGGATGACTGGTTGTAAAGAACGGTGGCAATGAGCTTGATGCCGGTTAGGGCACGTTCAATAACAACACGGGCAGCGTGTGTGAATTGTTTGGGGTGGGCGAGGAAAATACGGGCGGCCGAGAAGGCGATATTGGTAGTCGTGGGGTTCAAGATAACTTGAAGGACTTCCAAAAGTATCGTTGCTTTCGGACCGAATTTCTCGGCAGCGGCAACCAAAGGGGAGATCAAGGAATCAAATATATCAAATGGTCCTTGAGCTTCCTTCGACTGGGGTTTGTTTGCATGCTTGAACTTTCGCTTTTCAGCGTGGGACATGGAGGGAGCGGCTTCGGTTTGTTGTTGATCTGAAGAGGAAACGGGGGTCGCGCTCTTCTTCTTGCGATTGTTGATTGTAGCAGATCGTTCAGCATGGGAGGGTCGGGGGAATTCTGTTTTGTTTCTTTGTTGTCGAGGGAGTGACTTCGCGTTGGTCGCGAAGGTCACGACGGCATTAAAGAAATCAGCATCATTGAGCTTCGAGGTTTCGTAGGACTTGTATCCACGAACGAATGCTGAAAACAGTTTTCTCATTTGCTTGAGGGCGGGGTCTTGAGTCAGTTTGTTGTAGAGTTTCTGGCGCACGGGCAGGGGTATACCAGTGGCGATGTGAATCGAAAACTCTTGGAATGTAATGACAGGGAAGACGGAGGCATATGAGGCCATTCGCTCTATTGCAGTCGTAGGAATCGTTCGGATCATCAAGGAGTACGGTTTCTCCAAGGATGGTCCTACGGGACGTGGATTGACGGCAAGGGAACGGGGCATCTTTTTCGGACGGGGCCATGGCTTCTCAAGCCAAAGCTTCGTTAGATCGATTTCAGGGGCGGAAGGGGATGGGATGGGTTTGGGCGCTTCTTTCGGAGCGGCATCCCATTCTTCCATGAAATCATCTAGCTTGGGCGGAGCTTTCTTCTTGAGAACGGAGGCATCTTTTACAACACCAACGCGTTCTCCAACAAGATCGGAGAGAGTCGACATTCTTTCTTCAAGAATTCGTTGTCGAACTTTCTCTTTCTCTTGTTCAGAAGGGGGCTTGAGGGGGGCAGCAAGATTGGTGTGGGGACGCGAAGGTTCAGCTCGTTGGCTGAACTCATCAGCGGCATACCGGATCGTATTACCTTTCTTGCGGCGCTCTTGGGAGCGCTTGTTGTTTGTGGAGACTGTGATCTTCTCCACGGGGACGGCGGCTGCGTGGGCAGCGAGGGACGCTGGCAGCGAGGGGCGATAAGATTGCGTTCTTGTCGTAGCTATGAAATAATTCGGAAATAGAGACTATCATAATTGTCTCAATTCCTACACATACCATATACTTTTAGGCGAGCAGTACTTCAATCATCAGTGGCGTTCGATGATTGTTTTAACTCGGTTTATGAAAGTATGGAAACATACGGTATTCATGCGATGAAGGGCATCATTGGGCATGAAGGGACCAGGATAAGGGTATATCCTATTGGCTTTATTGGTTGGGGCTTGAGCTTAGAGGTTAATCCAATTTAAACCTCATGGCTATTCAGAGTAGCGAGTTGATCATTCAACTTCTAGCTAAACACTGGCGAAATTTTTAGAAAATTTGCTAAAATACAGGGTACAACTTATGTTAGTGTTACGGACGCGTTTAAATGAATTGGGGTTCTTCCATATAGGAAGCCCATAAATTCAAATGCGTGGTACGTTAACTTGACAGGGTTGTAGTGAGATGGATCCTTTTACAGATCCGAATTGACGGCGCGGTCGAACGCCGCCCAGGACTTTCTTGTCGTGGGTGCGCAGCTGAGGGGCAGGTCTCAAAATCCAGAGATTAAGGCTTTGCGGTGGGCTGTTAGTAGACTTGGGTCAGGACTGGGGTTGGGGATGTTCTTAGATGGGACGGCATTCCGGGACTGGAGGTCTTAGGTTTAAATGCAGGGACATCTGGAATAGGTGAAAATAGAATCGATATACGGATGGTGAGTCGGCGTAGTGGGAGACTAAATTCAGGCTATACCTGAAAAGGCAATGATTGATACTTCGGGCTAGGTGTGGAACACGACTAGTGAGGCATCGCTAAATCATT